CTGAAGGAGAATGGAAAGACCGCTCCCGCAAACACCGATATGTGATGGTTTTTGATAAGAATCTAGAACTCTTATGGTGATATAACTCTTGTATTTTCAGTTTTAATTGTCTTATTATCTACATACTGCGATGATCTTCCATAAGTCATCGCTTTTCTAGTATCAAGAAGAATTTGTTGTAAGTATCTTGGTTTTAAAACGTAAATACTTCTCTTCTCATTATTTTTACGAACTTCATATTCATAATTTGATATTCCAATAACAGGATTAAGTGTTGCAGAAGAATTGCTAGGATTTGGAATTGTAAAATTAGAATCAACTATTTTACCCGCAGGAAGAATTAAACGATCTTGTGAATCTTTAACTTCTATAGTTTCATAATGATGTATAGCGTTTAAATTTTCATCATAAAGATTTTCAGCATAATCATAGACTTGTTTATCGGAAAGAGGCCATTGATCTCTAATTCTTGTGATTCCAGCACAAATTATTACAACCCAATCATACTGAACGCTTCCATAAAGTTCTTCTGCTACAAGTTCTGGGCGAGACCCATCTGGAATTTGATACTTATCAAAAACAGTAAATACATTTTGTAAGTCTTCACGAAGTCTAACTCTACGAAATAGATTTTTTACAAGTAAATAATCGGTAGGTGAAATTCTATCCGATAGGAATGATTGGTATTGTAGATTTGGAAGTTCTCTGAAGTAGCTCATTAGAATCCTGTTCCCTCTGTGCCGATTCCTGTATCATAATCCTCAGCGTATATTGGGCTGAGTTCTTTAAAAGTAAGACCTAAAATTATATTCACAGGTGATCCATCAGAATAAGTCGCATAGGTTCCAGAACCAGTGTAATTAACTGACACTCCAGCGAGAGCACAAATTTTAAATCTATTTAGATATGGATGACGATTTCCTCCACTCATATACTCTAACCTGAATACTTCTGGTGCTTTTAAAAATAATCCACTACCAGTTCCCAAACCTTGTTTTTTTGCAGCACTATATTGTTTAAATTTTCTAATGATTTGTTTGATTACTTGTGCTTCTCTTTGAGAACGAGGAACCATATCAAATGCAAATGAGAATGGTTGTCTTAAAGAAACGCCAGAAAAAATTAATTCAATATTGGAGTTAGTAACTGCTCCTGCGTATCTTGAAAAAACGTCATTAAGTCCTAGATTCGTTCCTAATAAGATATTGCTACCTCCCTTTATAACTATAGATTGTATTAATTTTTGCATGGAACCAGAGGGTAATTCTTTTGCTACCTTTTCAAACGCAGATGTTAATTTTTTTCCAGCAGCTTCTAAACTAGCAGATTCTAGTCCTCCTTGAATTAGTCCTCCAGCTGCTACTTGTAACGGATTTAAAGGACTGTCTCCCCAAGCAACAGCATTTGTATCCTTTATGTCTTCAGGGATAGGAAGTATAAAATAATCTAATTCTTTTTTTATATCGTTAGGATCTCCTGCCGTTGGCGCATCAAAACGATCTGGAGGACTAACAAATCCTGGTGCTTTATATTCAAGCGCAGTAATCTTTAAATAATCATCAGAAGATTCAAGTTTAGTAAGTGGATATCTAAAAGTCTCTGCCATCTTGGCTATTTTTTAACTATTTAGACGGATATTTCCAAAAGGCAATCTTCTTAAATCACTAAGTTCTTCTTTGTAAACCTCATACATTCCTCCAGCAACTTCATCCCAAGTATATTGTCTTTCTTCTCCCCAATGATAGTTAAATGCTCTAAATCCCCACTTATAAACATTCGTGACGGCAACTAGAGGGTTTTGATCGTATCTTGTATTGGGAGTCTTAGCATTATAAACGAAGATATAAAATGAACCTGCTCTTGGAGGGTCTCTAGTTTCTGTTAGAATACTCATCAATTCAATCATTAAATCATCTGCAGTTTCAGTTCCAAGTAAATTTTTTACGAGACCTGCAACACGATTTCTCTTTGATTTTTGTTGAAGAGTCTTTCTTGGCATTACTTGATACCGAGTTCGTTTTCTGTAATGACCTTAAATTCGTATCCACGATCAGCACACCATTCTCTTGCTGCTTCCCACTTAGATTGATTTTTAGCATACTCATAGACTTCACTAATATATTGCTTAGTTTGTCTCTTCGGTTTTGGTGGTGGAACTGTTTGTCTTTTTGGTTTAATCTCAATCATATATTTCTTGATCACTCCACTACTTTCTTTGACTTTTATGAGAAAATCCGGAAAGTAACGATGAGGTTTTCCATCTAATGGAGACTTATACCAAACAAACATTTCTTCATTGGACCATTCTAAAATGTTTTCATTTGTATCACAATATTTCATAAATTTGCGTTCCCATAGAGACCTATAAATGATATTGGTTGGGTCTCCTTTGTATTTTTCTGGAAATGAGAGTTTATATTTTCCTTTATATGACATCTAAATAAATGTAGCATAATACTCATATAAGGTATTTAGAGTGTCAACAATAAGACCCAAAAGAATATCTGATTTCAAACCACTCTTTGGGAATCTAGCACAAACTTCTCACTACCAAGTAATTTTTGGAGGACTGCCAGTACCTTTAACAAATTATTTGATACGTAGAGGGGTAACTTTACCATTTATTGCCGAAAACGCGGGTCTTCTCTGCTTCAGTGCTTCTCTTCCAACAGCATCCTTCGCTACTAAAAATGTTGATGGAAACTTCACTGGAATTACTGAGAAATTTGCCTCTGCTAGGATGTATGATGAAATTGGATTAGATTTTTATGTTGATAGTAATTATCAACAAATGAAGTTTTTAGAATCTTGGATGGAATTTATTGCAAGTGGTTCTCATAATCCACTTGGAAGTAGTTTACCTCCAGTAAACCAAGCAAGAGAAAACTACTTTATGAGAATGCAGTATCCAGAAACTTATAAATGTAGTTACACGACAATTTATAAATTTGATAGAGATTATAACCAAGAAATAGAATATAGATTTATAGGTCTTTGGCCTTATGCTATGGGAGCACCTAGTATTTCTTATCAATCGTCCGAGATTATGAAAGTTTCCACAACATTTAAATTTGATCGTTATATTGCAGGAAGAGCATTGAGTATCAACACGTTCATAGGTGATGACAATAATAAGCAGTCAAATCAATCTGGAAATGTAACAACTTCTAGATTAATTCCAGTTCGTGGTCAGAGTGGTGTTGTTTTTTATGATGCTAATATAGACACAAGAACAACTGCTGAGGTTAATAGAAGATTTTTTGACGCTCAAGGACGCCCAGTTATCAACTAAATAAATTTACTGAAGTTTTTAGGTTATTATGCCTTTACCAACAATTGCAACACCAACCTATGAGTTGGAAATACCCTCATTAAAGAAAAAAATTAAATACAGACCTTTTCTAGTTAAGGAAGAAAAGATTCTAATTATTGCGATGGAGAGTGAAGATCCAAAGCAAATTTCAGAATCATTAAAAACTGTAATTGGAAATTGTATTTTAACTCGTGGAATTAAAGTCGATCAATTATCAATTTTTGATATCGAATATCTTTTCTTAAATATTCGTGGTAAGTCAGTCGGTGAGGATGTTGATGTTCTTTTAACTTGTCCTGATGATGGAACAACACAGGTTCCTGCAACAATTAATCTAGATGAGATTAAAGTAATTGTAAAACCAGAACATTCGAGAGATATTAAACTTGATGATAGTTTAACTTTACGAATGAAATATCCTTCGATGCAAGAATTTGTAAAGAATAATTTTTCAAACGAGGATAATACTGGAATTCAAGATACATTCAATATGATTGCTTCTTGTATAGAACAAATTTATAATGAAGAAGAATCTTGGGCGGCAGCAGATTCTACAAAGAAAGAATTAAATGATTTTCTAGAGCAACTGACTTCACAACAATTCAAAGAAGTTGAAAAATTCTTTGAAACGATGCCTAAACTCTCTCATACTGTTAAAGTTAAGAATCCAAACACTGAAGTTGAAAGTGAGGTAGTATTGGAGGGATTAACGTCTTTTTTCGCCTAGGGATGGCGCACGAAGATCTTGCGTCATACTACAAAACTAATTTTGCCTTGATTCATCATCATAAATATTCATTAACAGAGTTGGAAAATATGATTCCTTGGGAAAGGGAGATTTATATCAGTCTGCTTCAACAATATATCGAAGAAGAAAATCTAAAGAACTCACCGAATGGATAACGAAACTCCTTCTACAAGCAGTATTCAACTGATAGGTCTTCAGGGGCAATTAGAGGGAGTTCGTTCGGAACTTATTTCGACTAATAATGGTCTGCAAGGGATTGCAACTTTAATAAGGGCTGACAGTACTCAGGATCAGCAAAGACTTTTAGATGAAAGAAGAGATCAACAAATTTTATCTGAAAGACAGGTCAGAGTTGGTCAAGAAGAAGAACTTGAGAGAAAAGTTTCTGCTTCTTTTGTAGAACCAGTAAATAAATTAGAAAAAAGTTTAAGTTCTACTTTTGGTAACATTCAAAAATCTTTAAACTTTTTGTTTGTTGGTGTTATTGGTGGGGTATTCTTAAAAGGTTTAGGTAAAGCAGTTGATTTAGGTAAAAGTACTCTTTCAGGAGTTGGAAATCTCCTAACAAATATTTTTGGTGCAATAGGATCTGGATTAGGATCTATTAAAGATGGATTTGGATCAGTTATAAAGTCTATCGGTGGAGTTGTGGATGATATTTCTAAAGGGATATTATCTCTCGCTAAATCTCCATTCAAAGCAATCGCTGATGCTTTTAATAAATTATTAGGAAAAGATGTAGATCCAACACCACCTACTACTACTAAACCACCCACTACCACTAAACCACCTACTACTAAACCACCTTCAGGCGGTGGTCCTTTAAGATTTTTAGGACCTGCAACACGACTTTTTTCTGGATTTGGTGCAGTTTCTTCTGCTATGGAAGGAGATACTTTTGGTGCTGGCATCTATGGTTCTGCTGCATTATTTCCAAATCCAGTTACAGGATCAGCAGCTTTAGCATATAGTTTTTTTGGGGATGAAATAAAACAAGGATTGAGTAATATTACAAATCAATTTGGAAACTTTGATTTTAAAAATTTATCTATTCCAAATATTTTTGGATTAGATTCTTCAGAAAAAGAAGTAAAACCACCTCTTGACAATACAGAAACTTCTTCCTCAATTACCGCAGCACCAACTACTAATACGACAACTTCTTCAACTTCTACAGCACCAACTACTAATACGACAACTTCTTCAACTTCTACAGCACAACCAACTGGACCACAAGCACTTACTGTAGTTCCATTTCGACCAGATCAATCTCAAGTTCAATCTCCACCAGCACAACAAAGAAACTTAGAACCTCCTGCAGAACCTGCTCCAGATGTCGTTTATTTACAAAGTGGCAATCAACAAGCATCTGCAGTCGCTTCTGGTGGAGGTGGAACTCTAACCGATGTTCCTTTAATTCCTTCTGCAAATCCTGATAATTTCTATACATTATACGCTCAACTTAATTATAATGTGGTGATATAA